CAAGCAGGTAACCGCCAATGCCTGAAATCTTGTCCCAGATATCAGCGCCAAGGCCTGTGACGCCAGACACGACGAACGACACAACCTTTCCGCCAATGCTTGCCAGCGTTTCAAGCCAGTCCGCGGCTTTGCCTAGCAGGTAACTTGCTACTCCCTTGATTGCGCCCCACGTTGCTTCGCCGACCGTGGCAAGCCCGCTCACAATCCCGTTGACAATTGCCATACCAATATCTTTGGCGTAGCCCAGCAGCAGAATTGGGAGCGCAAGGATGGTGGTCTTTATCCATTCGACCACGCCGCCGATCATGGTCTTTAGGCCGTCCCATGCCGCGCCGAAATCACCACGAATGAGGGCCGAGATAGCGTCAATCGCGCCGGACACAATGTCCCAGGCGGCCATTAGCGGGCCCTTCAAGTAGTTCACGACTATCTCTACATAGCCCTTCACCGCCGCGAACACACCATCGACAATGTTCCGAAATGTCTCGGACTTCTTATAGGCAAGAATAAACCCGGCAGTGAGCAGCGCCACGGCTCCCACTATTGCCATGACGGTCAGCACGACGGGATTAAGCGCCAGAATCGTCATGGCAAGGTTGGCCCCCATGATCGCAAGCGCCAGCCCTCCGACGATCCCAGCTAGCACGACGAACACCGTGGAGTGTTCTTGCGCCCACTTGCCGAACCGTTGCAGCACCGGGAGGATGGCCTCGACGATAGGCATGAGGGCCGCGCCTATGGATTCCTTTGTCTCGTCGACGGCAATGCCTAGGGCCTTCATTCGGCCGGCGGCTGTGTCGGCACTGGCGGCCGCGTCACCCTTGAAGCGCGAGGACATAGCGGCAATAACCTCATCCGCGCTCGCGCCATTCTTGATCATCGCTTTAACGTGAGGATCTAGTTTGCCTAGCGCCGTTGCGTTGCCCGCGTAGGCCTTACTGAGTGCGGCAGAAACGGTGGCAAGCGGCTTGCCAGTTGCGGCGCTAACGTCTAGCGCGATCTTTAGCCCGTCCTGCGCCTTCTCAAGGTCGCCGGTTCCCCTGGCGAGCGTTGCAAGTGCGGGCCTCAGCTCGTCATCGGCAACCGCCGTGGCGTTTGTCGTAGCGGTGATGAACCCCTCGACGGATGCAATGGCCCCATCGGTTGCGTTGGTTGTCTTATCAAGGGACCGGGAAAGCTGCTCTTGTGCGGCCTCGTCCTGAATAGCAGCGTTCGCCGCGTCGATTGCGCCAGCGGCAAGGGCTACTAGGGCAATGCCTGCGGGCACTGCGGCCTTGCGAACGGCGAACGCGGCTTTCTTGCCCGTCGTTTCCAGCTTCTGGAATTGCCGCGTGGCAGAATCAATGCCCCGGGAATTGAAGTCGGTAATAATCGGGATGGTGATTGCCATCAGCGCAGCTCCTTATTGATGCGATCCACGGCAACCCCTAGAACGTCCTCGACGCCCTGGGCAATGCGACCGGCGTGGCGTTCGTAAGCGGGCCAGAGTAGGCGCGGTGAGGACGCGCGGAATAGCGGCCCCAGCGTCTTTGCCGTCGGCACCTCAAAGAGAACACCGGCAGGCTCACCCTGGCTGATGTAGAGGACGGACGACTGGCCGCGCCGCGTCGAGGTCTTAAGCTTTACGCCCCGGGCTACCTTTGCGCGATCCCATGGAAAGATTGAATAGCCCTTGGGATTCCACGGCCGCGCCATGCCGCTTGCCGGAAGCGCGGGGTAGCCAGCCTTTACCTCACTCAGCACGGGCGCTACTACCTCGCGCATGCCTTTATTGAATTCTTTGCGGTACTCGGGCTCAATCTTTCGCAGCAGTTTGATTGCCTCGGCCACACCCTCAATATCTGTGGACATATCGACTGGCATCAGTTGCGGCGGCTTTCATTTATTACGTCTAGAACGGTGGTGAGGTCGTTATGGGTGAATGGTATGTCAGAGGGCCAGTAGCCGGTGTTTGCCAATACCTCGGCAAGTGCGCGGCTTACTGTCCCTCGTCTGTAGGTCCCGGCACTGCCTCATCATCCTCGACTACTGACAGGTCAACCAGAGAGCGTAGGAAATCGTCCAGCTGAGCCGGTGGATTCTTACCGGCCGCCCGTGACGCCTCAAAGGCGAGATACCCCAGCTGCTCAACGGACACGCCCGTCTGTAGGGCGCTTGCCGTGGTCTTGTACTTCCTTTCAAGCTGCACGATGTTGAATAGCGTCGTGTGGACGGTGTAGTCATCGTCGGCAGTCTTGACACGAATGGTGAGTTCCATCTTTTCCCCTTAGTTGTGTTTGGCGTCTAAGGGGTCACGTCGCGGACCCATGATCCTCCCGAAAACGCCACCTCGTAGACCTGAAGCTCGCCCACGGTCTGCACGGTCGGGAAATTAGCGATCATGGTGTTCGTGATCGTGTATTCCGGGTTGCTTGCGCTGATTGCGCCCGCCCCGTGAGTGACCACGATGGTCGTATCGCCCTGGCCTACTTCAGCGTTTAGCGTGGCCTCAACCTCGCCAGCGCCATACGAAGCATAAAGGGTGATCGAACCGTCGACGGTCTGAAGGCCCGCAACCATACGCTCGCCCAGATCGCCAAAAGCGGTGGAGGTGAGCGGGTTAGAACCCAGCGTGAACGTGATGGCGCTGCACTGATCGGTGACATCAACGCCACCAATGGTGATGCTGTGCGGCTGTGAAAGATAGGTGGTGGTAGCCACTGGTCTAGCTCCTCATGGTTGATACACGAATGGTGAGATCGAATGACGGAATATCCTGCCCGCCAATTGCCGTCATGGACGGCGTGCCGCTAATGACGCTGATTTCCGAATCCATGATGGTGTCGGCAGTCGTCATCAGGTAGTCAGATGCGTCCTGGTTGCCCGGGGGCGCGGCGAGAATCCGCAGACGAAACGTAATGTCTGCGATGTTGGAGTTGAAGCACGTGAACGTCGGCGGCTCAATGACGACAGACATAGGCCGCGCGTTCCGCGAATCAGTCACGACGGCAAGCCCGAGGGCCGTGAGACTGGCCGCGAGTGTCGCCTGGGCCTCCGCGAAAATGCCAGTAGCACTCATGCGACTTGTGCCCGGTTCACGCCCAGCAGCTTGTTAATCTGGCCGTGGGTGCCGAAGGGAACGGCCCCGCCCATCTGGTCGAAGGACGCGTAGGAATCTACGGAACCGCGCTCACGGTAAAGCGCCGCGCCCATCATGATTGTGCCCAGTAGAACGTCGGGCCCGGGGACCGTGGTGAGAGAGTCGAAGTAGCCCGACTCCCTGCGCCGACGGTAGGCGAAAGCGTTACCGGCATTCGTCGCCACCGTGACAAAGGCTTCGTCGTTCGGCGTGGCAGGGTCAATCCCTAGCCAGTCGAGTACGTCCTGGTCACTTGCCCAAGTGCAGACGGGCGTAAAGGTAAGCGTGCCCGATGGGATGACTGCATCCCGGGCAACGTCGGCTGCGGCTGAGTAATACAGCAGCTGATTCGGCAGGATGATCTCGGGGTCGAAAAGCCAGTCGCCTTCGTCATTCACGCCTAGATAAAGGTACGTCGGCACTGCCTGCACGACGAACGTGCCATTGAAGCCGGATACGTCGGTGACTACAACCACCTGCCCCGTGCCAATCTCAGTCACTTCCAGCGTCTGGATGACGGCATAGTCATCTATGCGCTGCGCGTGAGTAATTGAGTATTCGGACATGGGGCAGGTGGCCTAAAGCGGTCTACGAAGCGATCACGAATTTCGAGGCATCCAGCATCAGCGTGGAGAAATAGCCCCTGAAAGCGATCGTGCGCGAGAGCGTCGAGGGAACGTCTACCGAAATGGCACCCTTCTGCTGCTCGTAGCACTCGAAGCCGGAAGCGTCCCCAATGATTGTGGTTCCGGCCGCGAAGTTGCGGTCTACCACGACGCGAAGGCCAAAGGCCATACCCATGTCCGACGTTACGGCGAGGTCGCCGTAGGCGTTCATGGGGCCGATGTTCGGGAAAAGCGGGCGGTCGGAGGTGTCCGACAAACCGAGCAGGTTCCCCCAGCGGTCGGGGCTCACGAAAAGGTGAGTAGGCAGGTTGCCGTTGCTCGCGCTAAGGATCACCTGGGCAGATGTAGAAACCCAAAGTGCCCACGCAGCCGGGTCGGTGATCGATCCGACAAATGCCTCGTCAGTAGTCGCACCGGCGACAAGCGCATCGGCTGCCACGTTGTCGGTCTGGTTCGCGTAAATGCGGCCCATGTCGTCCAGCAGCAGGCCGATAACCTCAGGCGTGGTGAAGTCGATTGCCTGCTCAGAGAGCGTGACATATCCGCCGTAAGTGGCCTTGGTCACCTGAAGGTCGTCCACGACGAACGTGCCATCGTCAAGCGCGCTGTTTTCGGTGGACTGCACACCGATGGTGGTGTGGGTCGTGACCTTCGGGCGAATGAACACCTTGCCGCCGCCTGGCATAGCGCGGGCACCGATGGCGTCCACAACCGGGCGGTTGCCGATGAAGTTGTTGTACACCGGCTGCACAATCGGCATCGGCAGGATGCCGGGGAGGTCGGTGTTAATCACGTCGGGAGCTGCGGCCTGAATGCCTGCCTGCATGGCGTCAAACTTCGTGCCACCGGTCAGGAATGCGCTGATGTATTCGGCCGGCGAAGGCATGATAAACGGCCGCTTTGCCTCTGCGTAGATAATCGGGTTAGTGGGAATGGTGGCCTCTGCCGCAATGGGCTCAGCCGTTACGGCGTCGGACATTTCCTGCTCCTCTGTATCTGGGTCTGGGTCAGGGTCGGCCGCAGTCGCGGCCACCTGGGTGATTACTGCATCCTCATACGCGGGGACCGCTACCAGTGAAAGTTCCACCAGTTTGGCCTCCGTGACTGTCATGACCCCATCGGGGTCGGTCGAAAAGGTGATGGGCTGCGCGCCGACGCTCACGGAATCGTAGGCACCGGACTGGAGCAGGGCCACGGCGTCACGACTCGCGCGCGTGTCGGCCAGCGTGGCTTCGAATTCAAGGCCCTGCGGGGAATCGGTGAGGGTACTCACGACGCCACGAAGCTGGGTCATGTCGTGGTTCTCGATGAGCTTTGCGGCCTTCTGGGTAACGTCGAACGCGCCCCTGGCGAATTGCACAGAGGTCCCGTCAGACACCGTGGCGACTACATCCCACGGCACTGCTAGCCCGCTGATGCGGGCGGGCTGCGTAGCGTCCCCGGCCTGCGCGGTGATAAGCGTTGCGTCTGCATCAAAGCGGATCAAAGTTCTACCTCTTCGTTTTCCATGATCGAACCATCCGGCATGACATGCGTGTCCATCTCGCCGATGTATGTCTCTGTGTCGAATTCAACATGGCGGCCCCGGGGCAGTACGTCGTCCATTGACAGACGTTCCGCAATGGCGTGGAGCAGGGGCCGTGCGCCGAATTCGATGAGATCCTGCCGGGACTGCTGCGCGTTGGCATAAGTCATGCCGGACTGGTCCACGGCGAGCAGGTAGGCGGGAATGTCCATCAAGCGCGAAATGTCCTTTGCCGAATACTCGCGCCCTTCGACGAGCTGCAGCTTTGACGGGTCGCTGTCGAATTCCGTAAAGGTGATTCCCTCAGACAATGCGCCAATGGCATTCTCACGGCGGCTCGAGGACCATGACGCGGCGAGTTCGCCCAGCTCCTCAGACGACATAGGCTCGCCACCGGTCTGCTGCAGGTAGCCCGCTGCAATCTCATTGGAGGCAAACCGTTCCGCCGCCTGGTCAAGTCGGATGGCACACTGCACTGCTCGCCGGCCGGTGTAGACAATGCCTTGTGACCCCGACAGGAAACACACTACGTCACGGATGTTTAGCTCGACGCCGTTAAACATGACGACACCCGGGGTGCCGAACCATTGCGGTCCCTGGTTATTCGGGGTCTCAATGTTCGCGGCCGGGAGCCATTGAAAGGTTGCCGGGAATCCGTTGGCATAGCGCGACGTGACAACCCAGAACGCGCGGCCTTGAAGGATAAGGTCCCGGGCCGTCACGGCCATGACAAAGTTGCGTGTCTCCGTGGGTGACGGCCTGGTCATCCACGATTCGCCCTCCACATACAGTTTTTCGTAACGCTGCCCGGTCCATTGCAGTGTGTAACTGCGTAGGTCGAGCGTACTCACGACAGTCGAGAGCAGGCTAATAGCCCGGGTGACTGACGGCACCGACATAGCGGCCGTTTCGGCTGCGCCTGTCTGGAAGCCAATAAAGTTCTGTGCCCGCTGCGGCGCGCCTGCGGCGGCGGCAATGGGAGCGGTGCCCATCGCGGGTATGGCCTTCACCTTCGGGCGGAATAGGTCCATGGCATAAGCATCCCTTATACGTCGGCGAAATACAAGGGTACGCGGCGAGAGGCCAAGGGAATGAAACCCCCCGCCGCGCGCTTATACGTTAGCGGCCGGCGAATGCTATCTGGGGCTTTTTGCGCGTCACGGGCTTTGCAATGATTGACGCGGCCCACACCATGCAACGCGCCATAGTGATAGGACCTGGCGAACGTTGACTGACAATGGCATACCCGTTACGGGTTTCGACACCTACGGCGCGGCCTACATGCTCGCGCAACATTTCCTCGCCGGTGTGTACCAGGCGGCCCTCGTTAATAAGGCTACGCACGGTGGACGTATGTGTCTGAATCTCGCCGTAGCCCACTTGCACTTTCTTACGCGCGAGCGATACCGGGGCAATGTCGAACATATTGGGCGGCATGGCAACGCTTACACACCCGGCCGCCTCATGCTCGACCTGCTCCCAGCACGCCGCCAGGCTATCCGCGACGAAGGCAACCGTGACGCCAATACGCCCGTCCTCCAGCTCGACCGCGCGCACGCCGGAATACAAGGCCTCGTCGATTGACGAATCTATTGCCAGCACACCACCGGCCGGAATGTCAGGAACCTCGAGGGCGTCAAACACCCCGGGTGCCAACCAGCTATTGACGGTGGTCACCCAGACGTTAAGCGATGCGCGCAAGAATGCGCCTTTGTCAATCTGCTCAGATTCGTCGGCCAGTACGGACGGGTCCAGCGTGTAACCGATTGCCGGGTTCGCCATGGGCCAGAGGTCGGGGCGCGCCATGTAGTCGACACCTGGGGGACACGACCACTCGGCCATGAATAGCTTTGTAGTCTTGCCCTCGTCAATTGCGCGGATGCCTTCCTCGCGCATCTGGGTCATGGCGTCCGATTCCTCGGTGCCCGCCGTGGACCAGCATGAGAGCAGGGGCGACCGCATGACGCGCTGCGAGGGAATAGCGCCGTTCAGTAGAACGGATGAGCTGATATTCCATATCTCGTCAGCGAATACATAGTGCGGTGAGTACCCGTGAAAACTGGATTGTGTCGCGGCCTGCACAAGCCACCGGCTACCGCCCGGCATGATGACTTCGTTTAGGCCAAAGGTTTTCTTAGCCTTTGCGCCCCATTCCTCCACAAGGATGGGCCATAGAGATTGGAATATCTCGGTTGCCAGAATCAGTTTGTGAGCTGTGGAGATAATCAGTACCGGCTCGCCCCGGCGTTCTGGCTCGCGCGTAAGTGCCCACAGAATCATCGCCCGGAGGGCCGCGGTCTTTCCATTCTGGCGGGCAACGGACACAAGGGAGCGGCGGTAGATTAGGTCGCCCTGGTCGTCGTGCTGCAGCTGCCCATCGACGGCCAATCTTTGCCACGGCATGAGTGTGATGCCCAGATATTTCTCAGCGATGGCCGCAACCTCGTGCCCGTAGGTAGCCGCTGTCGGGAACCCAGATATCAGGCGCGGCTCAATCTCACGCGGCCCCGATGTATCGCGCAACGCGGCTAGTGATCTGGACGAATCGGACTCAGTCTGGGGCGTTCGTGAGAAAACGTTAGA